GCACATACATTTACTTGGCTATCGCATAAGGAACAATCATGCAAGTACGAATCAGAGAATCAGGCGCAGTCATGTACGAGGGTGAATTTCGTGCATACACCCAACACTTCATGCCACAACAGTTGAAGTCTTGGAGGCTTTTGGTGCTGACGTAGTGTTTGAAGGCCCACAAGCTACAGGCGGTACGGTATATCAATACAGCCAACGTGATGGCGTAGAGCAACTTGATGGCAAGTGGTACACAAAGTATATTCTTGGCCCAATCTTTACAGACACTACAGATGAGTCTGGAAATGTCACAACTGCTGCTGCCAATGAGGCTGCATACAAAACTCAAAAAGATGCAGAGCAGGCTAAGTCTGTTCGTCAATCAAGAGACACCAAACTGGCTGAAACTGATTGGAGATTTCGCAGTGACATGACACCTTCACAAGGGTGGAAAGATTATTGCCAAGCATTAAGGGATGTTCCTTCTCAAGAGGGATTTCCTTGGACAATTGTGTGGCCTACACAACCTACGGAGTAAAACATGGCACTTACAAAAGTTTCCTATTCGATGATCACTGGTGCGCCAGTCAACGTGCTTGACTGGGGTGCTGACCCCACTGGCGTGGCAGACAGCCAGCCAGCGATCCAAGCGGCCATTAACTCTGGTGCAGTAGAGATCATCATTCCTTCGGGAACCTACCGCCTGAACTCTGGCTTGGTCATCAATAAAAATGATGCTGTCAGAAAGATCAGCGGTTTTGACATGTCTACAACTTTGAAGTTGTATACATCTACTACTGCGTCTATTTTTGACATTCAATATGTTTCACCCGCACCTGAGACAAAACAGTTTTTTAATCTTGAAAACCTGATCCTCACGTCTAATGGCACAAAGGCTGATGCCTTCTTAACCTACGGCATTCTGTCTACTGGCACGTCTTACGCCCAATTTAACAACATCCGTGCAACTAACTTTAGCGGCTCTGGTTGCGAGATCAAGGGTTGCGTTTATGTTGGCATCAACAACTACACGGCTGGCGAATGCAGATATGGTTTAGCTTTTGAACTTAACTTAGGCACTGCCTGCACATCCGTCACTGTTGACCGTGCTTATATTTCTGGTTGCTTGCGTGGTATCACGCAGACCAACGCTAACAACATGACGTACATCAACTGCGTCATTGAGTACAGCGGCAGTAGCACAACAACCAACGGCGCGTTCCACCTTGCTGGCGGTATGGCTGAGATCATCACGCCTTACTTTGAAGCCAATGGCCGTAATTTTGTAAGCATTGAAGGCACGCCAGTGATCAGAGCGCCTTATGGCTGGACAAGTGGCACTGCGGCCAACGTCTTTATTTTTACAGCTGTAGCATTCCCTGAACGTGGTGTAACGCTTCAGTATCCTTACAACTTGTACTTGCCAAGGATCAATGCTGACATTTCGTCTAACCGTGATTTGGTGATTGGTGAGAACGTCACCGTGCCTGTAGCTGGTGGTAGCGTTATCTTTGGTAACGAAACCATGTATTCCCAAAACGGGTTTATTACCAATGGTGCTTGGACAAACACCTACACAATCCCTGCGGCTGAAAGTTCAGGAACAGCGGCCAACTCCAAAGCATTATATGAGTACACATGCTATGCGGGCGCGGCCGACCTAAGCACTGGCTTTGATGCGGGCACGATTATGAACGGCACACTGCGTAGCTACTCAGGCTCAACGCCTGCATGGTTGCGTCTGGTGGGTGGTAGCTTGTCAACAGTAGCAATCACAGGCACTGCGGGCCAGTTCAGTTGCACGTCTTCAACATTGACTGTGGGCATGGCCGTGACAATTGCTGGAACCTTTGGCGGTACTGGCTCTATTACGGGCTACACCGATCCTAAGACCTATTACATCATTACCACAAACGGCACTACGACATTCACCTTGTCTAGTACGTACAACACCGGTACTTTGTCAACAGTTGCCATCACTGGCACTGCTGGACAATTTAGTTGCGCAGCCACAACACTGACTGTTGGCGCAACTGTAACTATCTCGGGTACTTTGGGCGGTACTGGAACCATTACCGGTTACAGCAACCCAACAACGTATTACATCATTGCCACAAACGGAAGCACGACATTTACTTTGTCTGCAAGTGCAGGCGGTGCGGCGATAACAACAACAGCAGGAACACCTACAGGTTTGACCTATACGTTAGGCAACGTAGCCCTGACAACAACAGCCGGCACGCCAACCGGTTTGACCTACACCATTCCTAACTATGTTCAAATGAACGTAACTAGCAGTGGTTATGGTTTGACATACAAAATCATCATGCGCAGGGTTTATCCAGGCATTGCTGTCTGATTTAGTGTAAGATTAAAACAACTGTATCGGCCCAGTAGACCGAGGAATCTTAGGATTCAGAAAAATGACTGAAGAAGTCCAAGCCCTAGCGGAAGTAGACTCCGCGCCAACCACGGATGTGACGGCCACACCTGAAGTTGCTGAAAGTACGCCGGAAGTCGCTGAGAATCAAGTTGAACAGGCCGAAGAGAAAAAATACTCTCAGGCTGAAATTGACGCGATGATCGGCAAACGCCTCGCAAGAGAGCAACGTAAGTGGGAAAGAGAGCAAGCAAATCGCCAGTCTGAACAACAGGTGATGAAAGCTGCGCCAACTGCGTCCGTTGACCAGTTTGAAAGCCCTGAAGCCTATGCGGAAGCATTGGCCTATCAGAAAGCCGAAGAACTGATCGCCAAACGTGAAGCAGCCAAGCAGCAGTCGCAAGTTCTTGAGAGTTATCACGATCTTGAAGAAGAAGCTAGGAACAAGTACGACGACTTTGAACAAGTCGCCTACAACCCTAAACTTCCAATCACCAACGTGATGGCTGAAACGATCCAGTCTTCGGACATTGGGCCTGAGTTAGCGTACTACCTTGGCTCAAATCCAAAAGAAGCAGATCGAATCTCACGCATGACGCCACTCGGTCAGGCGAAAGAAATTGGGAAAATTGAGGCCAAATTGGTTTCAGCGCCCCCGATTAAGAAAACAACATCAGCGCCAGCGCCGATTTCTCTTGTCACCGCACGCTCCACTGGAGTGTCGGCTTATGACACTACTGATCCAAGGTCTACCAAGACCATGACGGATTCGCAGTGGATTGAGGCCGAGCGCAAACGACAGATAAAGAAGTGGGAAGCGCAGAACCGCTAAAATTTTGACTTTAAAAGGAATTTACCATGAGTAACTCGATTCTCACCATTGACATGATCACAAGGAAGGCTTTAGAGATCCTTGAAAACAACTTGGTGATCACCCGTAACGTGAACCGCCAGTATGACGACTCTTTCGCTGTTGAAGGCGCAAAGATTGGCTCTACACTGCGTATCCGTTTACCTGATCGCGCTTTGGTAACTGACGGCGCCGCCTTGCAAGTGCAAGACGACAACGAACAGTTCACCACATTGACTGTTGCTTCACAAAAGCACATCGGTGTTAACTTCACATCTGCTGAATTGACCATGCAATTGGACGACTTTGCAGAGCGTGTGTTAAAGCCTCGTATCAGCCAATTGGCGTCTTCCATTGACGCTGACGTGGCCAATGCGTACAAATCCATCGGTAACTCTGTTGGCACACCTGGCACTACACCTTCTACTTCTTTGGTCTTGCTACAAGCCCAGCAGAAGCTGAACGAAAACGCCGCTGTGATGAACCCCCGTTACGCCACTGTCAACCCTGCCGCTAACGCTGGTTTGGTTGAAGGCATGAAGGGTCTGTTCAATCCTACAGACACCATCAGCAAGCAGTTCAAGAACGGCATGATGGGCACTGGCGTGTTGGGCTTTGACGAGATCAACATGTCTCAGTCTATCAAGCAACATTCAACTGGTACTCGCGCTGCTACAGGTAACACCACTGGCGCTGCTGTGACTACTGAAGGCGCTGCTACATTGACGCTGACTGTTGGCTCTGGCGAGACTATCGCTGTTGGCGACGTGTTCACAATTGCTGACGTGTACGCTGTTAACCCACAGACTCGTGAGTCAACTGGTTCACTGTTCCAGTTCGTGGCTTTGGCTTCGTCCACAGCTACCACAACTGCTACTGTGACCGTGGCCCCAATGTACTCAGCAAACAACGCTTTGGCGACTATGAACACATTGCCTGCTACTGGCAAAGCTGTAGTGTTCGTTGGTGCGGCTTCTAGCCAGTACGCTCAGAACTTGGTTTACCACAAAGATGCGATCACTTTTGCGACCGCTGACTTGTTGTTGCCCCAAGGTGTTGACATGGCTGCTCGCGCTGTCCACAACGGCATCTCTTTGCGTGTCGTGCGCCAGTACGATATTAACAATGACCGTATGCCTTGCCGTATTGACGTTTTGTACGGTTTCAATACGATTCGTCCACAAATGGGCTGCCGTATCTGGGGCTAATTGATTGGGGCCTCGGCCCCTATCTCTGTTATTAACATTGAAAGGAAATTATCATGGCTTTACCTAATGGCGCAGGCGGTTACCAACTTGGTGACGGCAATCTGAACGAAATCAACATGACGACTCAAGTGGCCCCTACTGCTAAAACAGCAGCGGCTACTTTGACAACTGCTGAACTGGCAACTGGCATCATCACTTATAACGGTGCTGCCGTTGCTTTGACCGTGCCTACTGGCGCGGCTTTGGACGCCGATTTCAGCAGCATGAAAGTCAACAGCGCGTTTGATTTTTACATCATTAACCTTGGTGGCACAAACGCCGCTACTGTTACTGCTAACACTGGTTGCACCTTGGTTGGTGTAGCCGCTGTTGCTGCAAACACTGCTTGCCTATGGCGCGCTCGCAAAACTGGCGACGCAACATATGTGTTTTACCGCGTAGCAGGCTAAACCTAAATGGGGGCTTCGGCCCTCATTTTTAAAGGAACAATCATGCCATCAAATACCAAACCAATCGGTGTTGCGTATACCGACCAAGACATTATCGGCTCACAATACGTGTTGTCCGGTGAGCAATTGGGCTATACGACTGACGCGCAGGGAACTGTGACTCAACTAACAGATAAGTCTACAGGGGTAACTCTGAACAAGTCTGCTGGCCGTATCACAATGAGCAATGCAGCTTTGGCTTCTGTTACGAATGTAACTTTTACATTCACTAACAGTTTCATTTCTGCAAATGACATTTTAATTGTAAATGTTACTTCTGGAACTGCGGGCGCGTACAACTGTTGGGTTTCTGGCCTAGCCGTTGGATCTGCAACAGTTACTTTGCGTAATATTTCTGGCGGTTCGCTGTCAGAAGCTGTGGTAATCAATTTTGCGTTAATCCACAACGCTTAAACCAAAAGGGGGCTAATCACCCCCTTTCTAATATGAACATCATAATGATTCACCCTGTCCATGGCGCCAAAATTGCCACCATGGAACTTGAAGCCGAAACAGATGAAAAAAATGGCTGGACTCGCTATAATCCAGACACGCTTTCTGAACCTGAAGCGGCTCCTGTGAACGTGCTGGAAGTTAAGCGCCGTAGAAAAGTGACTACCGAAGAGGTCTAATCATGACAACGTACACCGCTGGCGAACAAATCAATCGGGCGCTTCGGCTCCTTGGCGTGCTTGCTGAAGGTGAAACGCCCTCTGCGGCCACGTCGCAAGACGCCTTGATGGCGCTCAACCAAATGATTGACAGTTGGCAGACCGAGCGTCTGTCAGTGTTCTCCACGCAAGATCAAGTCTTTACATGGCCTGCGAGCTTTATTAGCCGCACCCTTGGCCCAACTGGTGACTTTGTAGGCAACCGCCCAATTTTGCTTGACGATGCTACGTACTTCAAAGCGACAAATAATGTGTCGTATGGCATCAAAATGATTAACCAACAGCAGTACAACGGTATTGCTGTTAAGACCGTAACGTCTACGTATCCACAAGTGATGTGGGTCAATATGACGTTTCCTAACATTGAGATATACCTCTACCCTCGACCAACGCAAAACTTAGAGTTTCACTTTGTGTCGGTTGAAGAACTGAACAACCCCGCCAACTTGTCCACGGTGCTGTACTACCCGCCTGGCTATCTGCGGGCGTTCACATACAACTTGGCCATGGAGTTTGCCCCCGAGTTTGGCGTTGAGCCAAGCCCACAGGTGCAGCGCATCGCCATGACGTCTAAGCGCGATCTGAAGCGCATCAACAACCCAGATGACGTGATGGCACTGCCTTACGCTTTGGTGGCCAACCGCCAGCGGTACAACATTTACGCCGGAAATTTTTAACAACTATAGTTGCTATGCTTTCCAGCAATAAAACCTTTAGTTCCTTTGACCGCCCGCAAAAGCCCTTTGTTTTTGTAGGCGTCAATTGCGTGTTGAATGTTTTGTTGGTGCGTAACTATTTCCAAATTTTCCAATCTATTGTTGCCACGATTAAGGTCTTTGTGGTTTATTTCCAAACGGCCTTCAATGCGGCCATTAAACGCTTCCCACATCATTCGGTGTACACCGCGTCGAGTGTATTTCCCATCTTTGCACAGACTTGCCACCCAATACCCTTTAAGCAATTGAACTTTTGCTGGCCGATGTGCGCTGTCACCAACCCAAGTTTTACCTTGCTTAATGGAATGCGCGGTAGGTATACTCGTACCCAGAAAAGTAGCAACTTCTTTAAGGGTAGCGCCGTGTTCAAACATTTGTTTAGCGTCTGGAATTTTGGTAGCGTCAAGCGTTTTGCTTCTAGCAATTCGGCGCACGTTTCCAAGATCGCTCACTTCGTACAATCCTTCAAAATCCAAAACTGGTTTCCATGTTTCCATACTATGCCCCTATTTAATGTAAATAGGAGTATGGCATGAAAACACCTATATTGGGCAGCACATATGTGGCACGCAGCGTCAACGCTGCAGATGCCAGAATGGTCAATCTTTTCCCTGAAATTGTTCCCGAGGCGGGCAAAGAACCCGCGTTTCTAAACCGCGCCCCAGGCTTGAAATTTCTCAACACCATTGGCACTGGCCCAATCCGCGGCCTGTGGGCTTTCTCACCCCAAGACGGCGTAGGGTTTGTCGTGTCAGGCACGCAGCTTTACAGGTTCAGCAACGCTTACGAATACGTTTTAATTGGCACTGTCAGCGGCACTGGGCCTGTCAGCATGGCTGACAACGGCACGCAACTGTTTATCGCCTGCAACGGCCCTAGTTACATCTACAACAACACGACTGGCGCGTTTGGCCAAATCACTGACCCAGACTTCCCTGGCGCCGTAACGGTGTGCTATCTGGACGGCTACTTTGTGTTCAACGAGCCAAACAGCCAAAAGATGTGGGTCACTGCGTTGCTAGACGGCACGTCAATTGATCCTTTAGAGTTTGCCAGTACAGAAGGCTCGCCTGACGGTCTAGTGGCCGTGGCGTCCAACTTCCGCGAAGTGTGGGCGTTTGGTACAAACTCTATTGAAGTTTGGTACGACTCTGGCGCAACAGACTTCCCCCTACAACGCATCCAAGGCGCGTTTAACGAACTTGGCTGCGCGGCTCCCTACTCAGTGGCCAAGATGGACAACGGCCTGTTCTGGCTTGGCCGTGACCGCCGTGGCCAAGGTATTGTCTACCGCGCTAACGGCTACACGGGCGTGCGCATCTCAACCCATGCGGTTGAGTGGCAGATTCAGCAGTACAGCGATCTGACAGATGCCATCGGCTACACATATCAGCAAGACGGCCACAGCTTTTATGTACTAGTTTTTCCTAGTGCCAATACAACTTGGGTCTATGACGCCGCCACACAGGCGTGGCATGAGCGCGCAGGCTTTTCTGACGGGCAGTTTACTCGTCACCGTGGCAACTGCCAGATGGCGTTTAACAACCAGATTGTCATTGGCGACTACCAAAACGGCAACATCTATGCGTTTGACCTAGATGACTTTAGCGACAACGGCGGCATTCAGAAATGGCTGCGCTCATGGCGCGCGCTACCGACTGGTACAAACACTCTCAGACGAACAACCCAACACACCCTGCAACTTGATTGCGAGTCTGGTGTGGGATTGAACCTTGGCCAAGGCGAAGAACCTCAAGTCATGCTTCGCTTCTCAGACGATGGCGGCCACACATGGTCACACGAACATTGGAAGTCCATGGGCAAGATTGGCGAATATTACAAGCGTGTAATCTGGCGCCGTTTGGGCATGACTGTTAAACTGCGCGACCGCGTGTATGAATTGTCGGGCACTGACCCTGTGAAAATTACGATCATGGGCGCTGAACTCATTTTGAGTCCAACGAATGCCTAGCCCTAACGCTACACCAACGCCAATCACGCCCCCGCGAGTGCCGTTGATTGACCCTCGCACGGGTTTAATTGACCGCGCTTGGTACATGTTTTTCTTGTCGCTGTTTAACGCGGCGAGTGATGGCGGTGACGTTAACCCAGATGTTGTGTCCTTAATTGCAACGTATGACGCAACGCTACGCGCCGTCAATCAGGAATTGCAGACCTTACCGCCGGTTGTAAACCTGCCAGCGCCTGACGTATTGACTGACTGCTGCTCTGCCTTAGAAGCTGAAATAGCTGAGATGCAAAAGCAGATTGAGGCTTTGGAATTACAGCCTGTTGCAAGCGACATTATGGCCATTTCAGGCGGTGGTGGGGGTGGCGGCTCGTCGGCCACTGCGCCAGTGACTGTAACGGCTAACTATACGATTGCCGACACGGACGTATGGATTATCAACAACAAGACCGCTACGGCCTTGACGTTGACGCTTCCTACCGCTTCGGCGTGGTCTGGCCGTGTCATCACGGTTAAGAACATGCAGGCTCAGTTGGTTAACTCGGCATCAAGCAACGTAGTGCCTCTGGACAGCACGTCAGCAGGCACAGCAATCCTCTTGGCAGTTGTAGGAAATTGGGCGACAATGGTGTCTGACGGCACTAATTGGGTCATCATGCAAGCTGCCTCTAACAACAATCTGCTCTTGGAGTAAACCATGACTGTCACAGTAAAAGTCCTCGTACCGGCAAAATATGCCGAGGCATCGCAAACAACGCAGTACACCTCAACGGGTGTTACGACCATTATTGACAAATTTACGGCCACCAACATCACCGCGTCGGCTGCTACGATCTCTGTCAACTTGGTCACGGTTGCTGATACCGCCGGCAACACCAACTTGATTACCAAGACCAAATCGCTTCAGGCGGCTGAAGTCTATACGTTCCCTGAGTTGGTTGGCCAAGTCCTTGGCGCTGGCGACTTTATCAGTACAATTGCAGGCACGGGTAGCGCAATCAACATTCGCGTCTCTGGGCGTCAGGTGACTTGATGATCAACCACCACTTTAGTGCAGGGGTTTACGCAAAGGAAACGCTGATACCAGCGGGCCATGTGCTTGTGCAGCATAAGCACAAGTTCAGCCATCTGTCGATCCTTGCCAGTGGTTCGATTGAGTTGATGACGGGTGATGAGCGCAAAATTATTCATGCGCCAGCTTGTTTGACTATTGAAGCAAATAAACATCATGGCGTAAAATCGCTCACAGATGTTGTGTGGTATTGTATCCACGCCACAAATTGCGTTGATGTAAATGAAATTGATGAAGTTTTAATTGTGCCAAGCGATACTGCGCAGGCTCAAGAACTGGCCCAGTGCCTACAGGAGAACTAATATGCCATGGATGGCCCTAGCAATTGGTGGAAGCGCCTTACTCGGCGCAAGCGCAGCTAAGAGCGCAGCGTCTACACAAGCCGCCGCCGCAGACCGCGCTGCTGAACTTCAAAACCAACAGTTTCAACAAACCCGTGAAGACTTAGCGCCCTATCGTGCGGCTGGTCAAACTGCTCTTAATGCGCTGACGCCTTTGGCAACAAACTATCAAAAGTTTGGCATGGATCAGTTTCAGCAAGACCCAGGCTATGCGTTCCGTTTGTCTGAAGGTCAAAAGGCGCTTGACCGCCAAGCCGCCGCCCGTGGTGGTTTGATCAGCGGCGGGGCTTTAAAAGCCGCACAGCGCTACGGTCAAGACATGGGTTCTCAAGAATACATGAACGCATTTAACCGTTATCAGACTGAGCGTAACGCTCAGCTAAACCCGTTGCAATCGTTGGCCGGCGTCGGTCAAACAACAACTAATCAACTTGGTCAATTTGGCGCGGCTAATGCGGCTAATGTTGGTAACTTAATGACAGGCGGCGCGGCGGCGCAGGCGGCGGGGCAAGTGGGCGCGGCCAACGCTGCTACGGGTGGTTTGGGTACGTATCTAAACTATACAAGCAACAATAACTTGCTTAACGCATTAAAAAACCGTGGATCTACTTATGGCGCGCCAGTTAATTTTGGTGGCAGCGGTAGCGGTACATTTGGTGAAGGGGATTATTAACTATGGCACTTGATCCAAATATCGCTCTTGGCGTTAGGCAGATGGAGTTGGCCAATCCTTTGGCGCAATACGGCCAAATCGCGCAGATTCAAAATGCTCAAAACCAAAACGCATTGGCGCAATTTCAATTGGGTTCAGCCCAACGCCAAGAAGAAGCGCAAAACGCATTGTCAGAATCTTACAGAAAATCAATCAATCCTGATACTGGTCAGTTTGATCCAAAGTTATTGATTGGTAATATTGCCCAATCTAAGGCCGCGCATTTATTGCCAGATATTCAAAGTAAATTACTTGAAGCTGAATCTAAACAAGCCACTATGGCTAAGACTAAGCAAGAGACATCTGCTGGACAATTTAAGTTACAACAAGACAAACTTAGCCATGGATGGAAATCTATGGGTGAGGCTTCAACGCCACAGGCCGCAATTGAGAGATTGCAAGATGGTGTTAAGCAAGGCTATTTTGACGAAACCACTGCGGCCAAAGAAGCGCAGTTAATTATGAGCATGACGCCTGACCAATACAAGGAATACCGCATTCAAAAGGTCATGGGCATGTTAGACGCCAAAGATCAATTGGCTGCCATGTTGCCCAAGAATGTTCGTCAAGAAGCTGGCGGCAAAATTGTTACCATCCAAGACAACCCAAGGTTGCCTGGCTATGGTTTGCCAGTTACTGGCATGGACATTACTAAGACTGCAACTGTTTCTGACATTACTGGCCAAGGACAGCTTAACTTGGCAAGACAAAAGTTTGCTTGGGAACAAGCCAACCCTGGCTTTGAACTTAAAGAAGCTGAAGACGGCTCAATTGTTGGTGTTAACAAGCGCACCTTGCAAGCCTTTCCTGTTTCAATTGGCGGTGCTGCACCAACTGCACCAGTTGCGGGCGCTGGTATGCCAGGCGCTCGATTGCCTGCGCCTGCCGTCCAAGCTATCCCTGGCATGACAAGCGTGTTGGATCAGCAAGCGCCAACAACGGCTTCTATAGTTGGTAAACCATTGATGGGCAAAGGTCAAAATTTAACCGAAAGCCAAAGCAATGCAACGGCTTATGGCATGAGAATGAAAGAAGCTAATGCCATTTTGGACACTATGGCCAAGCAAGGCACACTTAGAGGTGCAAATATTGAAGCTGTTCCACTTGTTGGAGAAGGATTAGGTAAAGTATTGCCTAGCGTTCTTGGTGGCACTAGTGGTGCTCAACAACAAGTTAATCAAGCCAAATCAAACTTCATTACTGCTGTTTTGCGTAAAGAGTCTGGTGCTGTTATTTCAGACTCTGAGTTTGACAGAGAAGACAAAAAATACTTTCCGCAAGTTAATGACAATCCAGCAGTTATTAAGCAAAAAGAAAATGCAAGAAAACTTGCAATTAAAGCAATGGAAATTCAAGCTGGCCCAGGCGCTAAGAACATTCAGCAACTTCAGCCAAGTGCTGGTGGTGGTGTAGACACATCAAATCCTTTGTTGAGATAAGAGGACAACATGGCCGATCTATCCTCAATCCTTAGTGATCCAAATTATGTCAATGCTAACGCTGCCACTAAGGCGGCCATTTTTGACAAGTTTTCTGCGTTAGATAAAAATTTTACAGGCGCTAACCCAGAGACTCAGCAAGCCATTCGCGTTAAGTTTGGCATAGCGCCTCCTGTTGCGCCTGAAATGTCAATGCGAGAAAAGGTTATGGGCGCTATTGAAACGCCATTTGCACTTGGCGCTACTTTGGCTGGCAGTGCAATTGCACCTTTTGTCGGCATTGCAGGCACATTAGCTAGTGGTAAATACGGCACTCAAGAAGGCATTCGCGCAGGCGAAGAGGCTATGAAGGCCGTGCAGTACCAACCACGCACACAAGTGGCTAGAGAAACTTTGGGCGCTATTGGTGAGTTCTTGCAACCAGTTACTAATGCTTTGCCACCAACGCTTGGATCAGTTGGCACAACATTAAATGCCTTGGCGCCTGCAAGTCTAATGCAAGCCAACGCGCTTGCTCGTCCTGTTGTAAGCCAAGTAACCGCACCAGTGCGCAATGCATTGGCTAATGTAATGACACGCGAACAACCTGTTATGCCAGGCGTTGGCGCTGCTAGTACGGCTGAAGACTTGATGCGCCAACAACGGTTAGAGCAATTTGGTATTCGTGCCACAGCTGGCGAGCGTGAAAAGAATTTACAAAAACAACAGTTTGAGTCAGATGTTCAACGTGGCGCTTTGCCTGGCGTTTCTGAAGATGTTAAAGCTAAATTAGGAAGAGAACTTGGTGCGTTTAAAGTTGGCCAAAAGCAAGACATTCTTAATCAATTTGAGCGCATGACAGAAGAGGTCGGCGGCACAATTGACAGAAGCACACCTCGTGCACTTGGTAAGTTTGTTGATGACACAGTAAGTAAAATCTACACCGATAAATTTAAAGATTACAAAGCCAAATATAAATTAGCCGATGATTCTGGCGAAACTTTAGAACAAGTTCCATATCAAAGTTTGCTTGATTACATTAACACTAAAACGCCAACACGTCGCAAAACACTAGACCCAATTTTGGATGATGTGGCTGAATCTTTGGCCATGAATGATCCCCAAAAAACTGGGACTATTTCAATTCGTAATTTGGAAGATATTTATCAACAAGTTGGCACAGCTAAAGATTCACCAAGTGCTAAACCATTAAAAGATTTAATTACTCAAATTGGTGATGGCGCTGGTGGTAAGTTATATCAAAATGCTCGTCAAGCTAGAGCGCAATTGGCTAGAGAGTTTGAAGACGTTCAACGTGTTGACAAGTTGCTTGGCACAAAAGCTGGATACAAAGATCGTCAAGTAGCGCTTGATGATGTTTACAATCATATTATTGTTGACGGCCCATTGGAAGAAATGAGAACCGTCACATCATTGTTAAAGAAAACGCCAGAAGGCCAAAAAGCTTATCAAGAATTGCAAGGCTATACCTTACAACGAATGAAAGATTTGTTGCTCAAACAAGGCGATGAAACAGACAATATCCGTTTAAATAACTTTAATAATTTTATTACGCAGCTTGATCGAGAAGACAAACTTGCTTATATGTTTGGCAAGCCTGGCAGAGACAAACTTCTTGATTTAAAGCAAAGCATCAGTGATGTGATGGTCAAAGAGCCAGGCGCGGTTAACTACCCCAATACCGCTGGTGCTGTTTTGCGTGGTCTTGAAGCCCTGCAAAACTTGCCAGTTAAGATTCCTGGCACTCAAACGGCTGCTGAGTTTGCGCGTGGATTGCAATATAAAAAACAACTTCAAGAATCTTTAAAGCAGCCAAACGCCATGGCGCCTGCACAAACCAACAAAAACGCATTGGCAAACAAGCCAGTTAAGATTGATTTAACTGGAATGGCCAACAAGTGATGGATTATCAAGTGCTATTTAACATCTCTGTGGCCGTGGCAGGGTTTTTTGGTGGCTGGACGCTTAACCGCATCTATCAAGCCATTGACAGGCTTGATGGTGACGTTCGGGCGATGCCAGTTAACTATGTGGCGCGTGAGGACTACCGCGCTGACATGCGCGACATCAAAGACATGCTTGGCAAGATTTTTGACAAGCTAGACGGCAAAGTAGACAAATGAAAGACTGGGCCGAAGCGTTTATCGTTGCGGCCTTTGTACTTATTTTTATTATTTGGGGTACATTTACCATTTTTTGGATTTGGGGATGAAATGGATATTGGTAATTTTTATGCTAATACCAGGAACGTCAAACCAAAAGAAAAAAGATGAGTACCGCTGTGTGCGTTGGGCTTGGACAGTAGATGTCTACAACCGCAAAGTAGTATGCCTTGAGTGGCAAAAGGTTGAAAGAAAATGATTCTTAGCCCCGAAGATGCACTTGATGGCCTCCAAAGTGCTATCAATCTTGTCAAAAAAGCGCAGGCCGTTGCCAATGATTTAGGCGGTCTAGGCGTGATGATTGGTCGACTCTTTGATGCCAAGAGTCAGGCTACAAAGGCTATGGTCGAGGCCAAACGTTCTGGCAACAAGTCCAACTTTGCCATTGCAATGCAGATCGAAAATGCGTTGATGAATACGGCAAAACTGGAATCTCAACTTGAATTGCTATATATGCAGACAGGCAACATTCTAGTTTGGCAGAAAATTAAAGCCCGCGCGGCTGAAATGGACAGAGATAATGCTATTGCCGCCAGAGATGCAAAGTTAAAAGAAAAAAAGCGCAAAGAAGCAGAAGAAGAACAAATGGCTTGGGCTGCGGGTATCGTGGCCCTTGTTTTGTTAGTTACGCTTGTGGCGGTTGGTATACAAGAATTGGCTGAAATGTGCGCCAAGACAGGGTGTGGTCGGTGAATGAGTACCAGAAACAATTCGACTTGTTTCTCAAAGTGTTTGTGCGCCTGTGCATCGCTTGGTGGGTACTTGGTCTGCTCCGCTTCCTGCCGGACGAGTTGGCTTCAAAAATTGTCAATAAATTACTTGGAATGATTGGACTGTAATGCTATCTCTATTCTCAACCCTTGGCGGCTTGCTTATATCGGGCTTACCTAAACTGCTGGACTTCTTTCAAAACAAAGCAGATCAGAGACATGAGTTGGCGCTTGCCCGTGTCCAAGTTGAACTCCAACTTCAGATGATGGCGCAGGGCTTTGCAGCGCAAGAGCGCATGGAAGAAATCCGCACCGACCAGATCGCCATGCAGACCGACGCTGAGATGACTGTTGCGGCCTACGACCACGACAAAAAGGTCATGGAAAATGCAAGCCGCTGGGTGGTGAACTTTGTCGGCACTGTGCGTCCCATGGTTACGTACATCTTTGTGCTAGAACTCTGCGCCATTAACGCTTGGATTGCTTACTATATTTACTCTAGGCCAAGCCTGATAACCAACATTGACGACTTGATCCGCTTGTCTGACATTATTTTTAGCACCGATGAGATGGCCATGCTGGGCGGCATCATTGGTTTCTGGTTTGGCTCACGTTCGTGGTCTAAGAAATGAAGATTAGCGAAAAGGGCGAACACCTGATGCACTTCTTTGAAGGCTACAGGGCGCGCCCGTATCGGTGCAGCGCCGCGATTTGGACGGTTGGTTGGGGCCACGCTATGTACGCTGACCAACTAAGCCTGCCAAACGTGCGCAAAGAAGGCTACGCGGGGCTACTGCGCAGTGACTACCAACTCAAGGAGGGCGACAATCGTGCCTGGTCGAAAGAAGAATTGGTCAACTTATTCAAGATGGACATCGACAATTTTGAACGCGGTGTTCTTCGACTTTCTCCTGCTCTTGCTAATCATCAAAGCAAATTCGACGCTGTTGTCTCTTTTGCGTACAACGCTGGGCTAGGCAACTACCAACGGTCAACCATTCGCATGAAGGTTAACCGTGGTGAGTGGGACGCTGCCGCCGAAGCGTTCATGTCATGGACAAAAGCTGGCGGCAAAGAAGTGGCAGGGCTAGTTAAAAGGCGCAAAGCTGAAGTAGCTTTATTCCTTAGTTAGCGCCCTGTACGCCTCAATGGCGGTCTTCAGATCGCATTGCAGCATCTGTATGCGGTCGTCTTGCTCACACAGCTTGGCGTAGGCGTCCTCGGCAAACTTGGCCAAGTTGGCTTGGCTCCAAGTTGCAAAGTCTGGTTTGTTAATCATTGGCTTCCTTTTTAGACGGCGCGTCTAATTCACGGCGGTAATACTTGGCCGGCATCTTGGCGTTCTTATCCAGTTGCTTGCGCAGCCATTCGGCGCCGCCAAGTTCTTGCAAGATCATCCAATGTCTATCTGACATTCGGACTTGTCGGCCTAGTAGGGGTTCAGGTGGTTTGGGGCGCGGCATTTACCTGACTCTCCTAAGTGGCACGTCCATAACGCGCTCTGGCGGTGGGGGTGGCATGTGTTCAGACGGCGGCGTCCAACCATGCTTGCGCCAAAGCGCCTGCACGTCTGAGCCAGACTCCCATTTGAAATCTTTTATTGGCATGGACGGGTAACTAATCTTTGAATGTGGTGGCTTTTCTAACATGTTGTCTCCTAAAAGGGGATTTGATCCCATTCCCAGTGTTCGCACTCAACCGTGCCGGTGATCCACTCTAGCGGTGGCTTTGCTCCAAACTGCTTACAGATGCCTGTCTCGAAGTTGTTGCACTGTCGGCAATTTACTTGAATCAAATTTACTTGTTTGACCTGGCTGTCCAGATGCCTCTTGATGGCGTTCAGTTCTATTAAATTCATAATCTTTAACCTCTGTATATTTTCCGTTTTTGCGGGTTGCAATCCTGACTGGCTTATTAAGTAAATTAGCCCACTTAAGCGCTTCTTGCGTGTTGTACGGTATGGTTGTGTATTCTCTGCGCCTCCACCAACTTTCAGCTTTTTGTTGGGCATAACCTGAATGGTCAAAACAAACCCACTCACTAGCCACACGCAAAATGCCTTCGTAATAGTCTACGCGCATAGAGTCTGGCTTGCCCTCTTTGCGGTGCAAGGCGTAGTCGGTGCGGCTTATGTCGTGCCAAACCAGTTCGGCCATAGCCGTTTGGCTTGATAACAGTGCAGCATAAGAAACTTTGGCATCCATCGGCTTGGCTTCTTCTTCCCTGATCGTGGCGCCACAGTGGACACACACAAGCGCAGCTGGTGCGTTGCGTTCACCGCAGTCTGGGCAGATGCTATAGGGCGCCTCTTGGGGGCCAGACCTTTTCTTAGCCCTGCCTTGGATTGTGTCCACCGGCCCCAAGCGCTCAACGGTGTCGGTAAAGTCAAGCACTAGGCAGTCATCTTTGCCGTCTGCAATGCGCGTGCCTCGGCCCATGCCCTGCACATAAAGCACCGGCGATTTGGTGGGCCTGCACCAAATAATGCAGTCCACGTCTGGCACGTCAAAGCCAACCGACAGCGCCAGCACGGTAACCAAGCAGTGAATCTGGTGGCTTTTAAACTGGCGAATCAAGTCTTCGCGCTCTTGCTTGGGTGTCTCACCGCACACAACAGCGCTCACAATGCCAAGCGCATTCAGCTTGTCAGACAGGCTTTCGGCGTTAGCGACACTCGGTGTAAAGGCGATCCATTTCTTGCGCTCTGAGGCGATTCTGGTGGCTTCTATGGCCACTTTGGCAAGGTATTTCTCAACCTCGCGGGATAATTCGCCCACCTTGTAGTCGCCATTAGAGATGCCAACGTGGCTGGCATCAATGCGTGTCTCAATTCGCTCGGTCGGTGGAACCAGTGGGGCAATGAACTTGGCATCAAGCAGCTCACGCATGGACACACGGCTTGCGATGCCGGTGAACAGTGGATCGTCGCCGTCGGTCAGCCAAACTTGGTTACCCCTGAATGGCGTGGCCGTCATGCCAACGGTTCTGAACTCGCACATCTGGCCAAGGCTTGACAGAAAGTTGCGGTACATGCCTGCGTTGCCTGCCTTCTGGCTCACCAGATGAGCCTCGTCAATCACCACGGCCTTGATGTTGCCAAGCAAGTGCGCGGCCTTGTGGATGCTGCCAATGGTGGCCACAATCACGTCGGCGTTGTACTTTTTGGTTCCCAGGCTTGCGCTGACATAGCCCACGCTGATGGTATGGGGTAACAGCGCCCTGAGTTTGGCCGCATTCTGCTCGGCCAGTTCCTTGGACGGAACCAGCACCACAGTGCGCGGGTGAAACTCTGGCCACTGATCC